TTGAAGCGTTTCACGCTGCTGTTGCTGTGCACCCTCTCCGTCGTCGGCTGCTCTGGACCCGAGCAGTACGAGCGCGGCGTTCGTCCCATCACCCCGCGCGCACCGACGTTCCAACCGCACCAGGACGCGCCCCACCGCGTTGGGCAGCCGGGGCACCGTGGCCACCCGGGCGTCCAGCGAGGCACTGACCGGCGTCACTTCCAGCCGCGCCGTGACGGCCAGCCCCAGATGATGGCCAGCGACAACGACAGTGCACGCGCCATCCGCCTGTTGCTGTCTGAGGACGCGCCGCCCGCCTACGACGGGCTCGCCGACTCGGCGCATCAGCGATGCTGGCAAGACGTCCTCGGCATCTTCCGGCAGGACTCCAGCATCTACAGCCTGTCGAGTGAGGAGGTGCGCTGCATCCGACTCCTCACCTACTACCACTGCGGCAGCCGGCACCTTGAGGCAGCGGAGTCTGGGCAGTCCGGCTTCCTCAACGCATTCCCGGGCCGATACGACTCAGACAAATTCGAGGCCGCCACCATGGACCGGGCGGCGCGGAAGGTCTGCGGCGGCCGGGACCGCAAGTACATGACGGACCGGGCCCTGGACGTGTCCCACGCCGCAAGGCGCTACGGCGATGACGTCCTCGGGTGGCGCCGTCCGAGCGCCCCCAACTAGCAGCCCCTCGCCGGGCGCGAGTGCACCGCCCAGCGACGCGTCGCACCGCCCCGCTGGCCAGTCGCGCCAGCGGGGCCCACGCCACCACCACACCGGAGACTCACCATGCTGGTAGCCAGCAAGCTCAAGCTTCAGGACGGGCTTCCGCCCGTCACCCTCTCCACCGACAAGGGCCCCGTGACGGTGCCGTGCGTCTTCCGCGAGCGGGGCGTCGTCATCGCGCGCCTCGACTTCGAGAGCGGCACCGAGTTCAGCGTTTCGCACGAGCCCTCTGGCGACAAGTTCGCCCCGTACCTGCGGAACGGTGCTCACGCCCTCGCGCTTGCAGCCGGACTCCTCCACCTGCCCGTGGATTGGAGCCAGGACGCGGACGCGGTGAAGGCGCAGATTCGCGGCCTGAGCGAGGCGCAGCGCGGCCTCCTCGCGTGCATCGGCGCCGGCCGCCTCCTCTTCACGCCCATGGGGGTGGCGTGATGAGCACTCCCCTGACGGAAGAGAAGCTGGCCGCCATCCGCGAACGCCACGCGGCTGCCTCGCGTGGTCCCTGGTACTGGTCCGGCTACACCCGCGGGCAGCAGCTCGGCCTGCACGGGCCGCGCATGTCCTCGGTGATGGAGTTCCACCGCTGGGGGATGCAGAGCGCCCAGCCTGTGTTCTGCGTCGACGGCATTCTGCGCGACGTGTCCGAGCTGGTGGTGCCGGACACCAACCCGCACCGGGGCCGCATCACCGACATCAACCACCCCGACGCCCGCTTTATCGCCGCCTCCTGGGAGGACGTGCGGGACCTGCTCGCCCACGTGGCCACGCTGGAGGCGGCACTCGAAGACGAGACTCGCAAGTACAAGACGGCGTGGACGACGCTGACGAACACACAGGCGACCCTGCGCGCCGCCGAGGCCCGCGTGAAGGCGTTGGACGCGCAGTTCCGGGCGACGGAGCGAGAGAAGCGCGCCGTCGAGGAGCACGCGGCGAAGCTGGCGGCGCGGCTGGAGGATGCCGACGAAGCTCTGGCTGCGGCTGACGAGCAGTATAGGCGCGCCCCCACCCCGCCCCCGGGGCTGCTGGACCTCCTGGGCGATTTCCTGTCCACGCTCGCCTCCACTCCGCGCAATCCCTACCCGTCCGAGGACGACCCGCGCGCGGCCGGGTGGGCGGACGCGATGGACGCCGTGCGTGAAGGCGCCAACGAACTGGGCGGTGCCTTCAATGCAGCGCGTGCTGGCGTTGCCCCGACGCCGGTGCCCACCGTGCCGGCGCTGGTGGAGCGCGCCGGGAAGGACGGTGCGCAATGAGCGCCGCCCTGCACCAGGCCCAACGCCCCCGGAAGCTGACGGCCCCTGCTGGCGCGTTCGGCGCCTACGGCTGGAGGCACCTCACGACGCGCCAGCGTGACGTGTTCAAACGGCCGCGCACCATGGCCACCCTCCTGGAGCTGGTGCGCGAGCGGCCCCGCGGCGCGTGCTGCATCTGCTGGCGGGACATGAGCCGCATCCTGGCCGGCCGCGACGAAGCTGCCTGCGCGCGGCGCGATGGTGGCGGGTCGCCGTACTGCCAACTTTTCGTCCGTGCATGCCTGGATGACAGCGCCGCGCGACAGGAGGCCGCGAAGGCATCCATCCTCGCCGAGCTGGGTGGGGCGGGAGGTGTTCATTGAGCGCCTTCACCAGCATCACCGCGCGCGGCCCGCTGGGGCACGTCGTCACCCTCCGCGCGCGCGACGTCGAGGTGGAGTCGCACGCCCCCACCCGGCAGACGGCCGAAGAGGACGCAGCCCTCGCCCTCACGCGGGAGCTGCGTCGCCAGGATAGGGCCCAGTCCCGCGGCGTCCACCGCACGCTGAGCCGGAGGCGGCCATGAGCGAGCCGCTCCGAATCGGGCTCGTTGGGTGCGGCAAGGCGAAGCTCGAGCACGCCGCGCCTGCCGGGCAGCTCTACACCGGCACCCTCTTCCGTGGCGCCGTGCAGGTGGCCACCGCGCGATGCGGCCCGAACGTCATGGTGCTGAGCGCCAAGCACGGGCTCGTGCCGCTTGAAGTGTGCGTTGAGCCCTACGAGCTGTCGCTGCTCCGACTGTCGCGGGAGGAGCGCCGGCAGTGGGGCGAGCTGGTCATCAACGAGCTGGAGTGGCGCTTCATCGGTGTTGAAGAGGCCGAGCTCGTTGTCTTCGCCGGCGCCCCCTACGTGGATGCGCTTCGCCCGCACCTCCGCGAGGGATGGACGCTGACGGAACCGCTCGCCGGACTCCAGATAGGTGAGCGCCTGGCGTGGCTCGCCCGGGAGCGCACCGCCCTCGCCGACCGCGAAGCGGCAGGCGGTGTCCAGTGAGCGCGCGCGCCATTGAGGTGACCGTGCTGTCCCCGGGCGGCGATGTCCTCGGCAGGTGGATGGGCACGCCCACCAACTCCCTCTGGAGGGCCAGAGGCCAGACGCCCCACCTCACGGTGCACGGTGCGGCGCGGCCGTGCGAACGCCACGGCGAGGGCTGGGCGCTTCGTCTCCGCGAGGGGGAGCGCATCCCCAAGAACAACGCGAGGACTAGACTGTGAGCGCCCCCCTCGGAGGCCCGTACCGTTACACGCGCGCAGGGCGCGGGGTGTTCCACCTTCCGCTCGAGCGGCCCTGGACATGGGCACTCACCCACCACGGCATGTGGTCGGTGTTCGTCGCGGACACGGAGCCCGCGCGCCAGGGCGTCCCGGCCCGGCGACACCCGTTGCATCCGCCGCGCGAGCTGATGGGCTGTTGGTTGGCCATCTACGCGACGCGCGATTACGACGCCGACGCAGTCCGCTGGCTGCGCGAGGCGCACGGGCTGGAGGCTCCCGCCGGCGACGTGCTGCCGGCCGGTGCCTACGTGGCCGTGGCTCGATTGGCCGAGGTGTCCACGGTAGGGAACGACTACCGGGCGTTCGGCCGCGATGCATGGTGGGCGCCGAAGCGCGCGCCTTACTGCCGCGGGACCATCGCGTGGTGGTTGGAGGAGGCACAGGCCCTGGAACCGCTCCCGGCCGCGCCCGCGAAGCGCCTGACGCCAGTGGACCCGGAGTTGCTGCCGGAGCTGCGCGAGCGCATGCGTCTCGCACGTGACGGCATCTGGCGCCCGGAGGTGTACGCGGCACCAGCTGCACCGCCCATCACAGCCCCGGACCGTGAGCGGCCACCTGCACCAGCGCTAGCGACACCACCCAAGCCGCGCGCTGTGGACGACCGACCGGTCCCGCCGATGCTCGCCAACCCGGAGCAGTTCGGGCTCTTCGGCGAGAGCGCCGCCTCCGGGGAGGCGGCATGAGAGCGCCCTTCCCATGGTTCGGGGGCAAATCCCGTGCTGCCCACCTCGTGTGGGAGGCCTTCGGCGACATCGGCAACTACGTGGAGCCGTTCGCCGGCTCCCTCGCAGTGTTGCTGGCCCGGCCCACCGCGCCTGGCGTGGAGACCGTCAACGACCTGGACTGCTACCTCGCCAACTTCTGGCGGGCGCTCGCGGCGGCACCGGACGAGGTGGCGCACCACGCGGACTGGCCCGTCAACGAGGCAGACCTGCACGCGCGCCACCGCTGGCTGGTGGCCCAGGCCGACTTCCGCGCGCGCATGCGCCAGGACGCGGACTTCTACGACGCGAAGGTGGCCGGCTGGTGGGTGTGGGGCATCTGCCAGTGGATTGGCAGTGGCTGGTGCGCCCAGCCCTCCTGGGAGGCCCAGGACGCCGCCGGCGCCGAGAAGACGTGCGGCATCGCGACAGCGGAGTACGCCAAGCGGCCGATGCTCGACAAGCCGGGCCGGGGCGTCCACCAACTCGCCGTGCGCGGGAAGGCGACGTCCGAGCACGAGCAGCGCCCACACCTGACGGACGGCATCGGCGTGCATGCGCAGCGCCTGCGCGACCTGGGGCGAGCGTCGGAGTGGGGCAAGCGCCCGAGCCTGGGCCGCGGTGGGCGGGGCGTGCACGGCCTGTCGAACCAGATGCCGCTGGTCCGGGGCGACAGTGGCGCATCGGGCATGGGCATCCACGCCACCGGGAAGCAGGGCGGGCTCCACGCGTGGATGCAGGCCCTGGCGGACCGGCTGCGCTACGTGCGCGTCTGCTGTGGAGACTGGAGCCGCATCCTCTCGCCCAACGTCACGGAGCGCATCGGCGTGACGGGCGTGCTGCTGGACCCGCCGTACTCCGACGCCGCGGGGCGGGACCCGAGCATCTACGCCGAGGAGGACCTGCAGGTGGCCCATCGCGTCCGCGAGTGGGCGCTGGCAAACGGCGACAACCCCCGCCTGCGCATTGCCCTGTGTGGTTACGAGGGCGAGCACAAGATGCCCACCACCTGGCGCTGTGTCGCGTGGAAGGCCCCGGGCGGGTATGCGGCCGCGCGCGGGAACCACGAGAACGCTCTGCGTGAGCGCATCTGGTTCAGCCCTGGCTGCCTGGCCCCGGCGGAGGACCCGCTCCACGGGCTGCCGCTGGCCCGCGTCGTAGGAGGTGCCCGGTGAGCCTCTGCCTGCGCATGCGCGCCACCACGTGCGCTGAGTGCGGCGCCGTCCAACTCGGTGACGTCGTCACCGACGAGGGCCTCCTCACCTTCCACGGCGCCACCGCCGCGGGACTCGCCGTCCGCGCGCGCTACCCCGGCCCGTGGCCCACCTGCCGCCATGGCTACGGCTGGCGCTCCGACTGCCGGAACCGCCCGGTGCCTCCGTCGTGCTGCGTCCATCCGCCCTGCTCCCTGACGCCCCCTTCCATCAACACCCCGTCCGACACCCACGAGGAGCCATAGCCCATGGACGTAAGCGTCCGGCCAACGACGTGCTGAGGGGCGTTGAGTGGGGAGTCGCCGCCATGGACCCTGGCGCATATGTCGAAGCCGGTGGAGAAGCACGAGTGGTTCCGGGTCGCCGAAGCATTTGAGGCGAGCGGGCTGACACAGAAGGAGTTCTCCGCGCAGCGAGGAGTGCGGCTGAGCACGCTTCAGTCGTGGGTGTACCGGCGTCGGCGTCAGCAGGCCGAGAAGGGCGAGGCGATGCGCTTGCTGCCTGTGGAAGTCGCGACGACGCCCCCGGCAACGGAGTCGATGTTGGAGGTGGTGGTGGCCAGCGGAGCGCGCCTGCGATTCTCCTTGGGCACCGACGTGGACTACGTGGCCCACCTCGTCGCGGCGCTGGGGCGGTGAGGCGGTGTTCGCGCTGCCTGCGTCGGTGCGCGTAGTGTTGGCCACGGAGCCGGTGGACATGCGCAAGTCCATCGATGGCCTCATGGCGCTGGTGCGCACAGCCTGGGGCGAGGACGTCTACTCGGGGCACCTCTTCGCCTTCGTGTCGCGGAGAGGAGACCGCATCAAGGTACTGACGTGGAGCCGGGGCGGCTTCGTGCTGCTGTACAAACGGCTGGAGACGGGGCGCTTCCGGCTGCCGCCGGTGGACGCGGGCGCGCAGGTGGTGCACCTGGACGCCACGCAGTTGGCGATGCTGCTGGACGGCATCGACGTGGCCCAGGTGAGGCGCCAGCCCGCCTGGACGCCTCCCGGGCGGACTGGCACGTGACGGCTCCAGCCCGGGACGCGGCTCAGCGGCGGCGTGTTGAGGCCGGGTGCCGCGAGAGCTTCCTCAAGACCACTTCTGCCCCTGGCGCGAGGAGGCGGAGGAACTCAAGGCCGAGGTGAGCCGCATTGGCGGGGAGGTGGACGCGCTCAAGGGGCAGCTGGCAGCCCTGCAGCGTCACGTCTTCAGCAGGCGGGCGGAGAAACTGCCGACGGTGGCCGCCGAGCTGCGAGGGGACGCGGATTCGACGGCGGCTCGGGCCGAGGCCGCGAAGCAGAAGCGCCGGGAGAGGGCCACTCGGAAAGCCGAGGAGGCGCCCGCGCGGGAGATTCGCCACGCGGTACCCTCCGAGGAGCGCCAGTGCCCGGCGTGCGGCGGCGATGAATTGAAGCCGCTGGGCCAGGGACGCACCTCGGTGGTGTACGAGTACGTGCCGGCGCGCTTCGAGAGGCAGGTGCACGTGCAGGAAGTGCTGGCGTGCGCGTGCGGCCGGGGCGTCGTCACGGCTCCGCCTCCGGCGAGGGTGGTGGACAGGGGCGAGTACGGCCCCGGCTTCATTGCCCACGTGGTGACGTCGAAGTGCGCCGATGCCATGCCCTTGCACCGGCTCGCTCAACGAGTCGAACGCGGTGGCATCCCCATGAGTCGCAGCACGCTGACGGACCTCTTCCATCAGGCCGCCTCGGTGCTTCTGCCTCTCTCCCGTCACCTGCTGCAATGCATTGCGTCCGCGGACGTGGTGTGGGCGGACGAGACGCCGCTGCGGGTGCTGGACGTGAAGAAGACGCGCCTGGGCTACCTCTGGACCTTCCTCACCCAGAACGACGAAGGCCAGTGGCTCATCGGCTACCGCTTCAGCATGGGCCGGGCTAGCAAAACGCCCAAGGAAGTCCTGGGCGGTACCACAGGCGCGCTCGTGGTGGACGCGTACACCGGCTACAACGCGGTGACGCTGCCAAAGGGCCGGGTACGTGTCGGCTGCTGGGCCCATTGCCGCCGCCGATTCTTCGATGCGCTGGCAACCGCCCCCGAGGCGCGAGAGGCACTGGCCTTCATCCTCGAGCTCTACCGCGTGGAGGCGCAGGCACGAGAGGCGGACGTGGTGCGCACCGCCGTCCACCGGGAGCTGCGCCAACTGCACAGCGCCCCCGTCCTCGCGCAACTGCGTACCTGGCTGGAGGCGCAGGCCCCGCACCACCCGCCCAAGAGTCCGCTGGGCCAGGCCATTTCCTACGCGGTGAAGCAGTGGGAGGCCCTCACTCGCTTCGTCGAGAATGAGCGACTTCCTCTCGACAACAACCGCGCGGAATCGGCGCTGCGGAAGGCTGCCCTGGGCCGGAAGAATTTCCTCTTCGTCGGCCACGAGGCCGCGGGCGAAAACCTCGCGGGCCTCTACGCCCTGGTGGCCACCTGCGAGGCCAACCAAGTCAATCCCGAGGAGTACCTCGCGGACGTCATGCTGCGTGTGCAGTCGCACCCCAACTCGCGCATCAGTGAGCTGCTGCCTCACGAGTGGAAGCGGAGACGCGCCGCCGACCCGCCCGATTCCCCCCTCCAGCCCAGCCTCTGAACAGCTCGCTCCTTGCGGCGCTCGCCGACCACGGTCCTCGTCCATCTGCAACCGCTCGCGCCACGTCACTGACCGGACGGTTACCCATGGACGCCCGCGGTCTTCCCTGGTTCAAGTTCCGAAGCTCGGCCCCCGAGGAGTACGCGGTGCATGCCCTGTGCGCCCAACTCGGCGCCGAGGCCGACGCCTACCTCTATCGTCTCTGGGCCTACTGCGGCCGGGAGCGCATCGACGGCCGCTTCGCCGGGCCCGGCGCAGCCCTGGCCGTGGAGCGCGCCGTACGCTGGCGCGGGCGCCGCAACAAGCTCGTGGAAGCGCTGCTCGCCGTGGGGCTGCTGCTCCTGGAGGGCGAGTCCCTCGTGGTGGCCAAGTGGATGGAGGAACAGGGCGCCTACGTAAGAAAGGTGCTCAGCGACCGCGCGAAGCCGGACGGGAGGACGCACGACGACAGCGAGGCCCCCGCCAATTCCCCGCGCGAATCCCTCCAAACTCCCGCGCGGGAGGACGGCGGGGAGAAGGGAGAAGGGAGAAGGGAGACGAAGTCTCCAGGACGTAAGGCGGAGAAGACAACGCCGCCTGGGCGCGTCACCGAGGCGCCCCAGCCACCGCCCCTCAAGGCTCCCGCCAGCGCTCCGCGAGGGATTTCAGCGGGAGACACCGGGGAGGAGTCCCTCCCGGACGGCGTCAACCGGGTGCACCTGGCCGTGAAGGGCGTGCCCTACGACTGGCGCCCTGGGCGGGATGACCCGGCCGGCCGCGAGTTGCTGTCCCGCGGCAGCGTCGCGGAGGTGCTGCGCCGGCTGGAGAACGGGCTCCAGGCCCGCTTCAAGCAACGGGTCGACACCCTTCCGGACCTCGTGCGGCGCTGGGAAGCCAACGCCACCCCCGAGTACCGCAACGACGCAGGGCAGGCTCCCGGCGCCGTGCGCAGGGCGGACGCCTCCGTGGGGCGGGGCGAAGTCCGCGCGGCGCCGCTGCCGGACACCCCGGCCGGCCGCGCCTGGGGACAGGTGCTGGACGTCATGCGCCGGGATGGATTCGGCTATGGCGCCGAGCAGCTCGCCGCCTGGGCCCAGCCGGTGAGCACTAACGGCCGCGAGCTGCTTGTGGAGCTGGCCGACAGCTACGCCATGCGGTGGCTCGCGGAGGACGGCTACGAGGCCGCGTTCAAGGAGCGCGCCCACGCCCTCGGCATCACCCTCCGCTTCGTCGTCGCGCAGCCCGCCCCTGTCCTCGCTTCGTAGCCCTCCCCTTCCGGCCGGCGTGTGCGCGCCACGTCGGCCCTCTCATCACGCGCGCATGGAGGCAGCCCACATGATTCGGGTCCTGGAGAAGCTCGTGCAGTTCGTTGCCGTGAAAGAAGCGCAGGCCAAGCAGTCGTATGAGCAGTTCCGCGCGGCGCTCGGCAACGTGGCCCTGCCGCCGTGGGAGGAGTTGCCCGGCACCGCCAGGCGCACCTGGCTCGCCGCGACGCATGCGGCGGACCAGCGTGCCGACATCGCCGAGGGAATGGCCAACCTCCTGCGCGCCGAGCGTGATGATGCGAAGCAGGAGTGCGCCCTCCTGCGCGAGAAGCTGGAGGCCGCGCGGCGCGAGCTGCACCTGCTGCGCGAGCATGCGCCTGCGGAGGGCTCGGCGTGACGGCGCCCCGTCGCTGTCCCGGGTGCGGCGTGGAGCTGGTGCCGGGTGACGACGGCAGGCTGGAGTGCCGGAGCGGGCAGCACCCGGACGAGGAGCTCCCGCGCATCTACTGGCCGGGGCGGAACGGCCGCGTGGTCCCTGGCTGCCGGGACTCAAGCGCCGTGCGCAGGGTGTGGCAAGACGACGACGAGGAGAAGCGTGCGTGAGCCAGCTGATGCACATCGTGGCGTGGGCGGTGGTAATGACGGGCACACTCGTCATCCTCGCCGCCTGCACGTGGCTGTCCGTGGTGGCCCTGCGCGTGGTGTTGACTTGGGCCGGCTGGTGGCCGGCCTTCCTCGCCTTCTACGCGCAGCGGCGCAGGGCGAGCCGTAGAGAGGACTCGCGCAGGTGAGACGTCACATGCACCGCGCGCAGCTCACCGCCCAAACCTTCCGATGGCGGCCCCGGAAGGACTTCTCGCCGCGCAAGGTGAGGCTACCTTCGCGCGGTGGCACGTGCGCGCCGCACTGGCACCTCCCGGCCCGGAGGTTCGGCCGGCGCCCACCGTCCGCCCCTCGGCACGCGGCCTCGAGGTGGCGCATGCCCGCCGCCGCCTCGTACCAGCACAACTCCCCGCGGAGGATGCGCCCGCCGCACCCTGCCGCGGTGCAGGTGCCCGGCTTCTTCGCTGTAATGACAGGCACGGCTATTCCCCCGCCAGCAGCGCCAACTGCCCAGGCTGGCCACGTCGGGCCGGCTGGGCATGCCGGGCCGAGGCCACGCGCAGGCGGCGCAGCTCGCCACGCATCGGCAGGGCGGCAGGCTCCGGCTCGGGGCACTCGACACCGAGTTCCGCGCGCAGCTTCGCCAGCCCAGCGTCACGCAGGCGGCGCACCTGGGCCTGCGTGAGCCGCAACTCCACGGCCAGCGTCCTCTCCGTGGCTTCCTGCCCACCGGGCCTGCCCAGGCCCATGCATGCCTGCACCACCTGGCGCTCCAGCCGCGGCAACCTGTAGAGCGCCCACAACACCCGCTCGCGCTGCGCCACCAGCGCCAGGCGCTCGGCAGTGCTGTCCACCAGCGACAACAGCACCTCCGTGCGCGCCGCCAGCCCGCGGTGCCCTCTGTCACCGGAGGCGTCCCGGCACTCGGCGCCGGCATCGCGGGAGGACAGCACCTCTTCCAGCGACAGGGGCTTGGCCACCGCGCCCTCGCCCAGGGCGCGCGCCGTCTCCGCGTCCAGGCCCTGGCGACGCAGCACGGACGACACCTCCACGCCCTCGGCCGCCGCCGTGCGCTTCGCGCGCTTCACCGCCTTGCGTGCGTGGTCCGTCAGGTGGACGGGGCTTGCCCAGGTGAGCGCCGCCGCCTGCATCGCCTGACGCCCCAGCTTCATGGCCCAGGCAGGGTACGCGCTGCGTCCTGCCCCAGCCGCCCCTGGCCGGAAGGGATGGGCGCGCTGGCGCTTCAGCACCGCGAGCAGCCCCTCCTGCACCAGGTCATCCACGGGCACCCGCCACGCCCGCGCCACCTGCCGAGCCACACGCACCAGGTGAGGCCGCACCAGCTCGGCGAGGCGCGACTCTACGCGCCGGGCTTCGAGGCCACCGGCGGGCACCTCCAACAGGCGGTACAGCAGCGCCTCCATCTCCAGCGCGGCGGACAGCTTCGCGTCCCGGGCCTTCACTCCACACCCCCCGCGGCGGACGGCAGGCGTCACCCGGAGCCGCCCCAGCACCTTCGCGGCCCGGTTGCGCGCCAGCGTCGCCCGCCGCTTCCGGGCCTGCTCGGCACGGCGGGCCCGCTCGGCCTCCACCTCCGCCGGCGTGGCCCACTCCTGGCCCTCCAGCACCAACTCCACGCGGGCCGCCTTGCCGTGCGCCCCGTCCGCGAAGGCCACGTCTCGGTAGCGCCGCACCTGGTTGTCGTTGAGGTACGCCACCAGCTCGAGCGCGTCTTCCAGCACCTTCAGCCGGTTGCCTAGGTCGCACTTCTGCAACGTGGGCGGGTACAGCGTGGCCGACAACACCACGGGGCCCTTGAGGGCGCGCTGGCCCACGTGGGAGTCCGCCACCTCCTCCTTGTACTCCTTGCCCTCGTCACTGACGTGCGGCGTGGTGCCCCTGTCGCTGCGCCAGTAGCGGTTGCCCGAGGGCGGCCATGGAAGGGAGAGGCGCACCTCGGCGAGAGGTGGCGTGGTGCTGGGGGACTGAGGTGTGGCGGCTGGAAGTTGGCTGTGCATCGGCCGGGCTCCAACCCCGAACGCGCGCGCGCAGGGGGCGGTATACTGGTGGCCCCCAGCGGCGCTTTCCCGGTGTCCCTGGCACTCGCGGGCTCGGCCGTTCGCACCGGCCGGGCCCGTCCTCTTCCGACAGCCAATAGAAGGGGCGGCCCATAGCGCATGCGCGCGCGGCGGTTCGTGTTCCGCGCCCTCATTCGAGGCGCCGAAACCGGAACCTGGACGCAGCGCGCGCGGCAGGTAGAAGGACGCCGTGCCCACCCACGACAAGAGGAAGACGCGCCCGGAGCGCCGCAAGGCCGCCGCCGGCAGCACCGTCCGCCTTGAGGGACTGCACATCTCCCATGCGGCATGGGCTCGCCTGGAGGCCCTCGTCGCGCAGCTCGGCCGCGCCGGCATCCCCCGAGCCCACCGGAGCGGGGCTCTGGACATGCTCGTCCTTCACCCGGAGGTTGCTGCCATGGTGCTGGCCGGCGGGTGCCGCGTCTCCTGGTGCGCCACCTGCGCCGCTTGGCTGCCCACGGCCCGGGACGCCCTCACCCACCAGGACGCGCAACCCGAGCACGTGGTGCAGGGCTTCCTCGTGCCGCCTGCCTGACGCACGCCCCTTCTCCCAGGGCATGCGTCGAGACATTCCGCCCGCCCAGTCTGCCGAGCAGCTCCGCCGCAAGCGCGTGAGGGACGACTACGCCCGAGCGCTGCAGCAGCTGCGCGGCGCGCCCGAAGCACCAGCCCCTGCCCCGCGCGTCATCCCTCCCGGGGAGCGCTGCACCTGTGGCGGTCCGCTGATGCTCATGGGGCGCCGGTACATCTGCGAGCTGGGTACGCACGACGGCTGAAGTCTCGTGGTGGCGGCAGGCACTAGGCGCGGCTTCTCGCCTGCCGCCACCACACCCGTCGGGCATGGTGCTCCGGCGGGGTTGTTCTCGAAGCACGACGCCCGCGCGGGAGAGCTTCCGCGCGGGCGTCGTCGTTGGGCCGCCCCGCTGGACGCGTCACGCGACCTGGGGCTGCCCCTCGCGGAGCCCCTGCTCCAGCCGGCGGGCCGCGACCTCGGCGTAGCGTTCCTCAAGCTCCATGCCCATCGCGCGCCGGCCGAATTGCCCCCTGAACGCAGCCTCCCTATTGCCGAAAACCGCCGATTCACTGTGCGCTCGTCCTCCCAGTCGCTCACACAGACATAGAGGAACGAGGTGCCATTCAGCAGGGCTTGGCGGGGCTCTCGACGCGTGTTCACTGTTCTCCATGTGGAGGCGCAGCAGTCATCTGTCGGATGTGGCCTTCACAAGAGCCGGGGTTCATGTGCCGGCTGCACTGCACATCGGAACAGGAGAATACAGTCATGCGACCGTACAAATTCGTCATCTCGCTACTCTGCGCGGGCGCCACTGCTTTAGTCGCACCAACGACCGCTGGTGCAACCAGCACACAGAGCTCTGGCGATACCAATGAGTGCGCCGACAACCCAAACGCATGCGACGACTCAAACGGAAGCACGGGACGGCCTGGCAACGACGGCCTCAGTCCAGTCCTCGCCCAGTACTTCCCGGACGACAGCCGGTCGCCTCACGATGCATCCCCGTCAACCTTTTCCAAACGCTTCGTCCAGTACTACCCCTTCCCGGGCCCAAGCATCGCCTACTACTGCTGCACTCAACTGGGCCGCCTCGGCCCGGTTCAATTCCCTGGACCATATGGCGGTTCATGCGTTTGGTACTTCCCGTACTCCGCCAGCGTTTTCGGATACATGTGCTAACAAGAGACAGGAGGGAGATGGCCTGCCCTGATGTTATGAAACAGGCCATCTCACGTCACCAGCCGAACGTCCACCTGACGCCCGCGCCGGCCATCCGCTCGCGGGCGTTGGCCTCACCGAAGGCGAATAGCCCGAGGTTGGACTGGAGCCGCGCCCCCGCCTCCAGGCGCGCGTAGGCGCCGGAGAGCGAGGACACGCCGGCTTGGGCTTCCAGGTATCCACTCCTCACGGGCACATCGGAGAGGACACGGGAGAGCCCCGCGGACACTGCTACCCGCGGGGCGTCGAAGGGACCGGGAGCACCCCGCCCAGGCCCGAGCTGGTGATGGTGTGCGCCACGGCCAGGGCATCCGCGTCCCTGGCCTGCGACGCCTTCAGTGCGGCCTTCTGCTCGCCGTGGATGGCGCTGAAGGACAGCTTCACCACCGCCTGCTCGTGCGGCTTGAGCGGGCGCCAACCGTTGGCGCGCATCCACTCGTCCACCGCCTGGAGTCCGCGGGCCGCCTTCGACAGGGTCGTGTTGCCCGGGTTCTCGGCCGACCAGTCCTCCACGATGTTGAAGGCGTGGTGCGCGGCCAGGGCGATGCGTCGCTTGCGCCGCCCGTCGAGCCAATCCTTGCCGAAGATGAATCCGACGCCCGCGACGATGGCGCCCAGGACCGTGAGAATCCCGGTCGGCGTGAACACGGACGCGATGATGGTGTCGAGGATGCCGCCCGCCGCGGCCCCGGTGGCCTGGGCCAGCGCCACAGGTGCCGCGAGGAGGACGCCGAGGGCGGCGGAGAGGCAAAGGGTCTTGCGGTGCTTCATGGGTGCTCCTGGGGACTGCGAGTTGACAGCCCCCAGGAGAAGAGGCGCTCACCTCACGAGGTGAATGGCAGGCGAATGACGCCGGGCATCCGCCGCGCGCGGTAGTCGAGGGAGGTGAACGTCTTCACATGGGCGTTGGCCTTGGCCGCGTCCGCCAGGGTGAGCGTCGAGGGGTCACCACCCGAGGCGCCCACCACGACGCCGACGGCGAAGCCCACCACCACCATCACATGCTCCGGCTTCGTCGGGTCGCCCAGCCGGTGGTAGAGCACCAGGTCGCCAGGAAGCACCAGGTCGCCCAGTCTCAGGCGAGCGCACTCCGTCCAGAGGCGGCCCGTGTGGTGCGTCGCGCGCCAGTCGGGCCCGCCGACCTCGCGCAGGGCCCACGTCACCAAGCCGGAGCAGTCGAAGACGCGCTGCCCCGTGGAAGGGTCGCGCTCCCCCTTCCCGCCCCACCGGTAGGGCGCGTGCATCTGAGAAAGGACCAGGGAAAGAAAGGCGGCGCGCTGCGAGCTCGACATGAGGACTCCCGAGGGCGAAGGGTTGCCCCCGGGAGAAGCGGCGCTCAGGACTCGTAGGCCGCCGCGATGGACGGGAAGACGCGCGCGGCGGCGAGCCAGCCGGCACGCACCAGCACGGAGCACTCGCGGAACGGCGGCAACAGGGCCCCCGTCACCGCCGAGCGCCCGTCCGTCACGGCGCCATACGACAGGTACATGCGCTCGGCCGTGTCGAGGTGCGCGGGGTTGGCGGTGGCGAGGGCTCGCTCCGCGGCGGCTACGAGCTTCGGCGCGGGCGAGTAGGCAGGGGCAGACGGCTTCGAGTGGGCAGGTGCGTTCGACATTGGGCGCTCCTTCGGTGGTGCTACGGGTGAAAGGCTTATGGGCGCGAGCGGCCCGCGTCCTGGGCGGCCACGACGTTCGCCGCGTGCTGCATCTGGCGGGCGCTGCGCTCGCCCATGAGGAGGTGCGTGTCGCTCGATGCGCGGGCGAGCTGGGGCCGAGCCTCCGCCTGCCACGACTCCAGCGCCTTGACGCGCAGGTCCAGCTGCCTGAGCAGGGACTCGTGCTCGCTCACTCGGCGCAGCTCCGCCTTGATGTCCCGCACGTCGGCCGCCACCGTGCCCAGGCGTTCCACCAGCAGCGGCACCTGCTCGACAGCGGCCTCGTGCTTCGCTTGGCGCCGGGAGAGCAGCCCTTGGAGGAGCGGGACGAGGAGCTGGCTCACCGCCAGGGCGATGACGGCGGTTTCCATGGAGGGGGAGCTCATGCGCCGTCAGAAGGGGCGGCATCCCCTCGGCGACCTGGGCAACTTGACCCGCTCACCTACAGTGCGGGAGCGTTTACGAATGCGCCCAACCCTCGCGATGACTGCATTCCTGTTGAGTGCCTGCACGCCTGAGAATCCAGCACCTCCGCCTCCTTTGCCAAAGCCCGAGGTGACGCTCGCCGACCTGAAAGCGCTGGAGTCAAAGGCCGACGCGCTTTCGGCTCGACTCAATTTAGTCCAGAAGGACGTAAATGGCCTCGTTTTAACTCACTTCGATGACGCAACGTTCAACCCATCATCGAAGGGCTACTCCCCTGTTGTGACACCTGTCGGCACCTTCTTCATTGAACTTGAGAAAATCACACCGTATGCAGACGGTCAGCGGCTCACATTCAAGGTGGGCAACATCCAATCCATCGACTACCGCGACCCGACGTTTACGGTTTCTTGGGGAACTCGCCGGCCAGATATCTCAGACGCCGACTACCAAACAGCATGGCCTGCCTGGTACGGCTCAGTGCGAACGAAGGAGGAGAAGACCTTCGTGCGGCTGCGCGCTGGTCATTGGAGCCGCGTCAACATCGTCGTATCCCCAGCCACGAGCGAACAGGTGGGTTACATCAGCCTCCGAATGGGCGTGGAAACCGTCTCCATGCCCACCCAGTAACTCAACACACACCTGCGCTACACTCGGTGAAACATACCCGCGAAAAGAGGCGCCACCGCACAACCTCACGGCGCATCCCCACCGAACAAGTCATCGCACTGGCCCGGGGCAACGCAGGTCGCATCCTGGCACTTCCGGCATTGGGGGCGCGTCCGCATGAGGCTGGCAGGCTGCGTAAGGGTGCTGGACGGGTCGCGAGGGCCAGGCGGCGTCGGCAGGATCGGAAAGGCAGCCCGGAGCATTGCCACCGCCGCCCCGTCCGCTGGCGTCACGACCTCGAAGCGGCGCCACAGGATGCGGAGCGCGTGCTCCACGTTGGCCCTGAAGTCCTGCCCCTCAGACAGGGCCGCGCTCAACTCCGTGTCCCGCTCGTCGTACCGGCGGCGCCAGTGAGCGCGCCAATACTCGGCATCCTGGAGGCGGCGGTAGACGACGAGGAGGGCCACTGCGAGGACAAGGGCGACGACGGCGAGCAGGACGGTCATGCCCGGCCAGAAGGGGCGCGCGAAAATTGACACCGACTGCGGATACGGCGAACCAGCGAGTGAAAGGACTGTTCAATGACAAGCGCGCACGATGAGCATAGGTCGCTCCCAAAGCATGACCCGAGAAACCGGGACCTCTTCCCCTGTCCGCGATGCGGTCGCTCCGGCGAGCTTGAGAAGGTTCCGCCTGGAGCAGAGTCGGTCAAAGCATGGGTCGCGGTCTCAGTAGAGGTAGGGACTGGCGAGGACGCCTGCCAGCAGACGTACGCCTTTTGTGGCGAGTGCGCGGCAGAGCTGAAGTCAGCCGAGGCGATGGAGCAGTTTGTCGTCGACCAGCTTGCTACCCGCACGGCAGAGGCGGCAAGAGAGCAGCCGGCAAACGCCGGGCCACCCACAATGTAGGACAGACAATTTCCAGTCGGAGCGCATGTAGGCATGGGTGCCCCGGGGTGGGAAACCGGGGAGGTGGCCTCAACACGTGATTGCTCGGCGCGGTACAATCTGGCGCCACGGAATTAATCGGGATTTTTCCGAGGGAGAACTGAGGGCAGACCCCCCATTTTTCTGGGCCCCTAGCGTTCCGGGCGGGCCGCTGGCGCACGCTCAAGCTCCACACCTGGGCCGGGGGTGTTCCTCGCGCTCGCGTGGCGCGGCGGGCCGCTGGCGCCCCTTCTCCGGGGGCATGACAACCACCACCACCGAGCCCAAGTCGCAGTCCGTCTCTCCCCGCCTCATGGACGCTGAGCGGGCCCTGCGAGGCCAGGAGTTCATCTCCGCCGAGGCTCTTCCCGATGGACTCCGCCTCACCGGCCGCCTGTCGCTGCGCGGCAGGACCGCCACCCTCACCGAGGGCGACGTCATCCGCGCGCAGAGCACCCGGGGACTGGATGGCCTGCGCGACCATGCGATGTGTGCGCTCGTCACTGCGCCGGAGCCAAGGAAGGCCGAGCTGGCGAAGCTCACCGCCCCCGACACCGACAAGGCCGGCCCACCGAGCCGGTGAAGGTGGGCGACCTGCACATCGACGTCACCTGCGACACCGGCCCGGCCATCGCATCCCTCGAAGCACTGGAGTCCACGCTGGAGCGCATTGGCCCCAAGCTCGACCGCCCCACTGCCACCCTGTCGGAGGTATCGGGCGCCATCACGGCCTGCGCGAGTGCGCTCACCGCCCTGACCCTTGCCGGAGGCCGTTCGTCTACTGAGCAGCAGATGCAGGCCGCCAACCACCTGGTGGCGCCCATGGAGCGCGCGAAGCAGCTCGCCTGCGGCGCCGAGTAGCCGCCCCTTCTGAGGGGCATGTCTCACGCGCGTGGCTACGACCCAGACAAGCCCCTCGGCAAGCCGCCGAAGCGCAAGCGTGGCCGGCCCGCGAAGTTCTCCGGGCCGGCCACCTCGCTGACGTATGCCATCCAGACGGAGGTGGTAGCCCAGATTCGCAAGGGCGCCACCCGCCGCATAGCGGCCTCCATCGCGGGCACCAGTGCGAAGCACCTGGAGAACTGGCTGCGCCGCGGGCGTGACGCCATCGAGGCCGGCAAGCGTAGCCGCTACACGGAGCTGGTGCAGGACGTGGAGAAGGCGGAGGCCGAGTACCAGATGGACCTCGTCCGTGCAGTGGAGGAGGCCATCCGCGACAAGTCGATGAACGACAAGGTGCTGCGCTGGCGCCTGGGCGTCGCCGACCGCGAGTTCCGCACCGAGCGCGAGCGCACCACGGCGGTGGGTGACGCGCAGGGCCCCTTCGAGTTGGTGAAGCCGGAGGACGCCCAGCGGGCCCTGGTGGAGAAGCTGGAGCGCTTCCTCACGGAGACCTCGCGCGAGGAGTCCACCGACGCCGACGCGGCCACCGCGGGGCAGGACGAGGAAGAGGACGATGAAGAGTGAGGCCGTCACCGAGAGCGGGGACCTGCTCGAAGGGCTCCCCATTCTCCGCCCCGAGACGCACGGCCGGTACTCGAAGCTGGACCGGCTGGCCCTCAAGCTGCGCGAGCGCTTCGGCACCGTCGAGGGCTTCGCCTCGCGCCTGGAGCTGACGCCCCAGGAACTGCTCACCCTCCACTACGAGCCGGGCTTCTCGCTGCGCCCCGTGCAGCAGCCGCCGGACCTGGTGGACGACGCCCTGGCCCGCTGGCGCGTCTGGTTCCTCTTGGGAGGACGCGGCGCGGGGAAGACGCACGCCGGCGCGGCCTCCGTCATCCACGAGGCCCGACAGGACCCGGGCGCCCGCATCCTCATCGTCGGACCGACATACACAGAAATCATCAAGAACCAGCTCGAGGGCCCGTCCGGCATCCTCACCCTGGCGCCGCCCTGGTTCCGGCCCGAGCACCGCAAGTCGAAGAAGCAGCTCATCTTCCCCAACGGCGTGGTGGCCGACTACCTGCCAGCGGCGAAGGCCAACAAGTTCCGCGGCTACGGCTACACCTTCGAGTGGCTGGACGAAATCGTGGCCTGGGAGAAGGACCCCGAGGGCGTCTTCGAGGAGTGCTGCCGCGTCGGCCGCGGCACCTCCCAGCGCATGCGCCAGCTTGGCCTCTCCAGCCGCAAGGTGATTACGACGACGCCGGCGCCGACACAGCTCTTCCGCACCATCCTCAAGGACAGGGAGGGCCTAGTGCTGTCGCGCTCCTCCACCTTCGACAACGCGGCCAACCTGGACGCGGCTTACATCCGCCAGGCGCGACGGGCCGCCGCCTCGACGGTGGGGCGCCGTGAGTTCCTGGGCGAGCTCGCCTTCGACTTGGACCCGGCCCTCTTCCGGAAGGTGGACTGGGAGACGCCGCGCATCGACCCGAAGAAGCGCCCGAAGGAGTTCGACTTCATCGTCATCAGCGTGGACCCGGCCACCGGGGAGAAGAAGAACGCGGACATGCACGGCATCGTCGCCGTGGGCGTGCGCCAGGAGAGCGACGGCCTGGACCACGTCTACGTGCTGGCCGACCTCTCCAAGCGCAGCCCTGAGCCCAGCGCCTGGGCCAAGAAGGCCGTGGAGGCCCTCCGGGCCTGGGAGCCCTTCGCCAAGAAGGACAGCCGCGGCCGTCCACGCGCGTGGATTTTCGCCGAGACGAACACGGGCGGCAGCATGGTGAAACACACCATCCGGGGCGTCGCGAAGGTGGCAGTGAAGACGGAGCGGGCCCGGCAGTCGAAGGCCGAGCGGGCCGCCCCCGTGTCCATGCTGGCCGAGGCGGGCCTCGTCCACATGGTGGGCCACCACAAGCAGCTCGAGGAGCAACTCGCGAAGTTCACCGGCCAGGAAGGCGGCCACGCGCGCGATGACCGGGTGGATGCCCTCTGCTGGCCCATCTTCAAGTACGTCGTGAAGCGCCGGAAGAACGAGGGGGCGGCTGAGAGAGCGGGCGCACCTGTGGATTCAGACGAAAACAGCTAACCGGGGTCATGAATACCCTACATGGCAGGCTCGATAGTCTCAAGTCTTCGCATTATGCTCCGGCAACAGATCCTTGCCAGGACCAACAATGGACTCAGCCCGAACCGACCCCAGAAGTGAATTCTTCATCCCGCTCGATCAGGAATCACTCAAACTGGAATATGACAAAGACAGCACCCCTGAGGAATTTCACTCCATAGCCACAGCCTTCGATGAACATCTTTGGGCGGTCGTGAACACCGCTTCTGTTCCCTTCTACATGGCGGGCACAAGCGCACACTCAAAGATTTTCATGCGCTTTCACACCGCAGAGAGAATACTCGCACTAAAACTCACCACCCCCGGAGCCAAACTAAGCCCAGAACTCGAAAAACTAGCCCACGAAAAAGCCATGGCACGAATGACCGATGAAAAAACAGACTTCCCCACACTACTACTCGACGAACTCAGGTCCGTCATGGACGTCACAAATCTGGTCGAGTCCAATCGCGAATTACTTCGACAGGGCCTAGTACTAGGCTGGGGAGCACTCGAAGTATTCACGCGCGACCTCCTTGAAGCGTTACTCAATACATCCCCCTCTCTCGCCACGCTACTGATGAACAATGCCGACACAAAAAAGCTATTCACCAAGGGACTCACATTCGACTCCCTCTCAGAATACAACTTCGACGCATCGAGACACATGGGAACAATCCTAACAAACCAACACCCGATCAACACCGTGGAATCCATGAAGCATGTATTTGGAGTGCTTTTCCCCGCCAACACCCAACTCAAGAGCGCTCTCGACGACCGTCAATTGCGCATAATCAACCAAGGGCGACACGTCATCGTCCATCGCCGAGGGCTTATTGACCGCGACTACATTCGACTCGCCAAGGAAGGCACCCTGGGAACACGCCTTGTAATCACCCCCGACAAGCTGGAAGAAAACCTTCTGGTCCTTCGCAACACCGCAAACAAAATACTTATTGCAGCAACCCATCCATCTTAGCGCCCCTTCCAAGGGGCATGACGTCGCTCCTCCGCCGCGCAATGAAAACTCTGGGCATGCTGCCCACAACCCGGGGCCCCCTCGTCCACGCCATGCCCGTCTTCAGCTTCGGCCCACGCCGCGCCAGCCGGGAGGTGCTCATCGCCTATTGCGAGAATGGCTGACTACGCGCCGTCATGGACACCGTGGCCGACGCAGTGGCGACACCCATGTGGCGAGCAAGCACAAGCAACTCAAGGAGCAACTGGCGAAGTTCACCGACCAGAGGGGCGGCCACACGCGGGACAACCACGCGGGCGCAGCCGACCGTGCAGAGGCCCCCACTCCGCCAACTAACCTGGAGGAGACCGAAGGGCGGGCGCGTCCCTACCTCCAATGCGAGCAATACTGGCGAATCCGCAGGGGTCCCGGCAAGATTCCCAGTAGTTCATCAACCACCAGAGGACTTGCGCCACATGCTTCGCACTCACATGGAGCACATGGAAAGGCACCTGATTTCCCAGGGCCGAATTCCCTCCACCACGGGCCACACCATTCATAAAGGCACCCCTCGCGAAACCTTCGTCAAGGACTACCTTACAGGGCATTTAAGCAGTCGCTTGGCCATTGGCAGTGGCGAGGTAATTGATGCCAATTCTCGACCCGGTGAACCCCGACCACAGTTTGACATCGTAATTTACAAACCAGAATACCCCCGCCTCACCTTCGGCGGCGGAATCACTGGCTTCCTTGTCGAATCAGTGGTTGCGACCATTGAGGTAAAATCAATCATCACCAAGGCAGATCTAGAGCAAGCTGCGGGTGCTGCGCGTTACCTCAAAACCCTCAAACGCAGCACTGTTACGCCCCTTCAATCAGGCTATGTTCCCCCGGGCCCTGTCTCACATGTCGTCGCCTATGATGGCCCGGCAAAAATGTCGACGACTCACGGATGGATAGCACCTGTTTACCAAGCACTCGGAATCCCTAATGACCCACTTCCCATTGACGAAAACCTGCGCACCAATTCGGTAAGCCCATCCCTAGATGGAGTCTTTATTCTGGGCCGTGGAATGCTCTACTACGACAACGTACCAGTAGGTCTCGTTATGCCCCCCTTGCGCGCTCAAAATCCAACAGGGAAATGGGTATATTCAGACATGGAGACAGGGTCCTTATTCATGCTATTTCTGTTCTTGACTATGTTGGCCAACGGCTTCGAAGCAACGTTTCTCAATCCCATCCCCTACGTATCCAATATCCAAATGCGCTACACGTTCACAGGATAACCAGCAGCACATTCAATGCCCTCGGCATTAGCGCGGCAGAACGCGCCATAGCGGGCGTCGTAAACAAGGAGGACGGCAGCGGCGAGCAGGGGGCAATGTATGAGTTATCCTTCCCCCTCTCAGCCGCGCTGTCGGCCATCACCCTGGGGAGCACATGCAATACTTCTGGACATGGAGTGGGAATTTCTTCGGCTATCGCTTTAACGACCTACTGTTCACGTATCACGGCGCATGTGCAGGCCGTTTCGTTGGCGCCGATATCTACGACAGCCATGGAAATTATGTCGGCGAAGTAATGAGCGGGAGCCGTCTGCTCACCAATCGGGCTAAGTCAAACTGGACAAACACCCCAGCCCCTCTCGTCAGGGGCAGCGTCAGCACCAGGGCGTCACGAGACGTGGGGCTTCCGATGCTGCCTGGCCACGAGGATTTCCCCTCACCCGAGAGCTTCATATGACGGCCAGCAAGAAGCAGTAGGCGCGCGCCAGCGGCGAAGCTACGCCCCTTCTCGGAGGCCATGTCCTCTCTCCTCCGCCGCGCGATGAAAGCCCTGGGCATGTTGCCCACCACCCGGGGCCCCATTGTTCATGCCATCCCGGTCTTCAGCTTCGGCCCGCGTCGGGGTAGCCGGGAGGTGCTCATCGCCTACCGCGAGAATGGCTGGCTGCGCGCCGTCGTGGACACCGTAGCCGACGCGGTGGCGACGCCCACTTGGCGGGCCTACAAGCGCGTGAGCTTCGGGGGCGTGAAGCGCTACGACGCGCGATGGAAGTCCGCCGCGCGCCACGAGCGGCGCAAGGCGCTGGAGGAAGCCACGCAGGCCGGTGAGTTGGTGGAGTTGCCCGAACACGAGGTGCTGCGCCTGCTGGAGTCACCGCACCCTGAGTACCCCGGACGCGAGCTGCTCAAGCTGCTCCAGGTCCACCTGGACCTGGTGGGTGAGACGTTCCTCTGGCTTCGCCTGGGCCAGGACGGGCGGCCCGTGGGCTGGGAGCCGGTGCCCCCGCATTGCGTCCACATGACGCCCCAGCCCGGCCGCCCCTACTACGCCCTCTCCTACGGGCAATTCACCGGGCACGTGCCCGCCGAGCACATGCTCTGGCCCAAGCACCTGGACCCGGAGAATCCCCTCGGTCGCGGCGTCGGGCGCGGCACTGCCCTCGGCGACCAGCTCGACACCATGGAGGCCATCGACAAGGCCACCAAGGGCACCTTTGAGCGCGGCGGCCTGCCACACGCCGTGGTGGGGCTGGACTCGAAGCACGAGGACTTCGAGCGGCAGGAGGCCGCTGACGACCTGGAGAAGCGATTCAAGGAAGAGTTCCGCGGGCCGGAAAACGCCGGCAAGGTGTGGTTCACCCCCGGCGGGGTGACGCTGGCCCAGGTGGCCATCAACTACCGCGAGTTGCAGGCAGACGAGCTGGCGAAGTCCCTGCGCTCCTACGTGCGCCACGTCTACAACGTGCCCCCGGAGCTGCTGGGCGACACCACCAGCAGCAACCGCAGCACGTCTGAGGCGGCCAAGTACCACTTGGCCGAGTACGCGGTGGCGCCCCGCCTGGAGTTCCTGCTGTCGTGGTTCCAGCACCGCCTAGTGCCCCTCATCGACGCGGACGTCATCCTCGACTACGAGGACCCACGCCCGCAGGAGTTCGAGCGGGTGTTCCGCGCCATGACGACGCCCATCATGGAGGCCTTCACTTTCAACGAGCAGCGGGCCTTCGCGGGCTACGAGCCCCTGCCGGAGCTGGAGGGCAAGCGTCCTGCGCCTCTTCCGGGCCAGGGCGGGGGCGGCAACAACACCTCGAGCGCCGCCGCCAACGCCACCCCGGAGCCGCCCAGGGACAGGACGGGCGAGGAGGGACGCGTGTAGCCGCCCCTTCTCCAGGGCATGAAAAGCTTCCGCAAGCTGCTGGAGTCGAAGCCCACCGAAGGCGCATCCGGCCCGGTGTTCCGCATCACCTCCACCAACCTGGACCGCCACAAGGACAGGGTGCTGGCCATCAAGGCGAAGGGCGAGGAGTTCCGCACCCCACTCCTGTGGAACCACGACTCGTGGAGCCCGGCCATCGGCTACGCGCGGTGCTTCCGCGAGGCTGGCGAGTGGGTGATGGAGCCGGTCTTCGACGGTGCCTGCGACACCTCGAAGATGGTAGCGGCCAAGGTGAAGGCCGGCACGCTGGACCAGTGCTCCATCCGCTTCGTCCCCTGCGAGACGGAGCCGGTGCCGAACAAGGACGGCGGCTATGACTTCCCGCTCGTCGAGGTGCTGGAAGTCTCCATCGTGAACATCGCGGGGAACCAGGACGCGGTGCGCCTGCGCTCCGCGGAGGCGGTGGACGAGGACGAGGAGAAGCAGTACCGCGCCGCCGGGCTGGCCTTCCGCGCGAAGGTGGAGGGCGAGTTGGCCGAGTTGAAGGCCGAGGTGAAGAAACTGCACAAGCTGCTCCCCGACGAGGAGGAGAACGACCTCGAGGAGGAAGAGCCGGAGCAGCCCGAGGTCGAGCCCGAAGAGGAAGAGCGCGAAGCCCCCGAGGACGAGGAGCGCGACGGCGCCGAGGCGTCCCCCGAGGAGGAGCGTGAGGTCCCCGAGGACGAAGAGCCGAAGCCCGAAGAGGAGCCCACGCCCGCGGAAGAGCAGGAACTGTCCGAGAGCGAACCGAAGGACGAGGAAGACTTGCCCGAGGAAGAGGCGAAGTCCCTGCGCGCCAAGGTGGTGAAGCACCTCGGCTTCACCTCCGCCCAGGCCAAAGCCCTCTCCCCTGCCGACCTGCGCGGATACGCGGAGCTGCTGCGCGGCTGAGCGCCGCCCCTTCTGACTCGCTGAGCCCCCCTCCGCAGCACCCCACCCTTTTCATTGGAGTCACCATGAAGACCAAGCCCACCCCGAAGTCCGGCACCGCCGCCCCCGCCCTGCCGCCATCCCTCCAGCGCGCTGTGGACACCGCCGTGGTGAGGGGCGTCGAGTCCGCCCTCGCCAGCCGGCCCAACGCGCCCCAGGCGCCCGCCACCAGCCACGCGAAGGACCTGCTCCTCGACATCCCGAAGGAGAAGCGCCTCGCCGCGGCGCTCGGCTACCGCCTCAAGTCCGCCTACCTCGCCCGCGCCGAGCGGCACGGCAAGGCCGAGGGCATGGGCGAGTTGAAGAAGTTCATGGAACGCGTGAAGGCGGCTGGCCTCTTCGCTGGCGTCTTCGAGCAGGGTGGCCTCTGGGCTCGCGAAACGTGGAGCTCGGAGTTGGTGGAGGTGCTGCGCCCGCGCTCCATCCTCCTGGCCGCCGGGGCCCGCACAATCGGCGGCTACGGCGCCAAGCTGAACATGGGCACCCTGGGCCAGGGCGTCACCGTGTACTGGACGGCCGAGGGCAAACCCGTCCAGAAGTCCAACCCCACGGACGGGGCCATCAGCCTCGGCGCCCACAAGCTGATGGCCCTGTGCCCCATCAGCAACGACTTGCTGCGTCTGGGCAACATGGACGCCACCGCCGTCGCCGGCGAAGACATGGCCGCCGCCATCAGCCTGGAGGTGGACCAGGTGGGCATCAAGGGCAAGGGCCCAAAGAAGCCCAACGGCCTGCGCAACCAGATGAAGAGCGGCAATCGCACGGCCATCGCCGGCACCACCCTGGAGAACAAGATTGCCGACGTGGACGGCCTGGTGGAGACGGTGGACAGCGCCGAGGTGCCGGGCGGCCTGGAGGGCAACTCGGGCTTCTACTACATGAGCCCGAAGACGTACTTCCACCTGCGCGCGCAGCGCGACGCAGCAGGCTGGGTGTGGCCGGAGCTGCGCGACTTGCGCAACCCGCGCCTCAACGGCATGCCCGTCTTCCGCAGCACCACCCTCAACGAGGACCGCGTCATCGGCTTCGGCCTCGCGCAGCAGCTCATCCTCGGCGAGGCCGTGCCGCTGGAGGTGGAGGTCGGCGAGGACGGCGCGGACTTCTCCTCGGACATGGTGACGATGCGCGGCATCACCCAGGTGGACTGGCTGCTGCGCCACGCCGAGGCCTTCGCCGAGAAGACGGGCGTCACCTACTGACGCGCGCCGGGCCGGCGCCAGCACGCGGCCGGCCCGATTCCCTCCACCCTCACGGAGTCACGACACATGCACCCTTCCAACACGCAGATTGGCCACCTCATCCACGCGGCCAACCAGGCCCTGCCCCCGGACTACCTCGAAGCCGGCACGCGGAACGGAGCGGCCCTGGACGTCAGCCGCTACCAGTCGGGCGTGCTGGTGGCCAACGTCGGCGAAGTCGCCGGCACGCCAACCGCCACCAGCGTCCGGTACACCGTCCAGACGAGCCCCAACGGCACGGACGGCTGGGTGCCGCTGAAGGACATGGACGACGCGGACGTCGTCCTCACCGTCACCGCGGCCGGCACCTGCGCGGAGAAGGACTTCAATCTCCAGTACGCGGACGTGGACCACTCCTTCCTTCGCGTCGTCGAGGTCATCACCCTCACCGGGGGCACCACGCCCTCCGTCATGGCCGGCGCCACCCTCGTCTTCGGCGGCGGCCAGCGCCTGCCGCTGTGAGGTGACACCAACATGCCCGCGCCCCAGGACTTGCTGACGGCCGAGCAGTTGCCCCTCACCGCGCGGACGGCGGTGGAGGGGCCGCGGCTGGCCCTCTTCATCACCGCCGCGTCCGAAGCAGTGGCGTCCTTCGTCGGCTACCCGCTGCACCGCCGCCTGGGCGTGGTGGAGTCGGTGGCGGGCACGGGCGGCCCGCACCTCTGGCTGAAAGGCGGCGCCGTCCGGCAGGTGGTGCGCGTGGCGGTGCGCGGCGTCGAGGTGGACGCCTCGTCCTACGCGCTCGATTCCGCGCTCATGGGGCGGCTGGTGGCGCGCTCCTCGCGCTGGCCCTTCACGGGCTCCTGGACGACGGGCGTGGTCTCCACGCCGCTGGAGGCGCGCGACACGGGCGAGGTGGTTGTCACCTATGACGCTGGTTGGGTGACACCGGGCCAGCGCGCACTGGATGACACGCTGCAGGTGGACCTGCCCGCCGCCATCCAACTCGCGGCCATGGAGGCCGTGACGGCGGCCCTCTCGCGCGATGGAAAGCCGGGCGACGTGGCGTCCGAGAACATCGGGGGCACCAGCATGTCCTACTTCGCCGGCGAGGGCGGTGGCCGCGCCGCCCTCCCCTCCACCGCGCGGCAGATGCTCACCCCCTACCGGAGGCTGCGCTGATGCTCATGGGCCACGCCTTGCGCCAGCGCTTCTGGCTGGAACGCCTGCTCGTCACCAATGCCCGCGGCGAGCACGAGTACGCGGAGCCGGAGCTGCACGCCTGTCGCTACCAGGGCACCATGAAACGCGTCATCACCACGGACGGCGAAGAGCGCGTGGCCGCGGGACTCATGTACTGCGCGGTGGAGGTGCGGCCCGAGGACAGGGTGTACCCGCCCGGAACCAGCCCGGACGACTACAACGCCGGCAAGCCGCCAATCCACGTCGTCACGCACGTCAACCTCATGGGCACGGTGGACCACTACGAGGTGTACCTGTGACGCCGAGGGACGTGGAGCTCGAGCTCGCCGCGTACCTGGAGGCGGCCGGGCTGGACCTCTCCACCACCAGCAACCCGCCCACCCTCTACCCCGGCCCCTTCCCCACCAGCGCGCCACCGCGGATGGTGTGCCTCCGCCACACGGGCGGCGAGGGCAGCCTCTACCTGGGCACCAGGCGCGGCGTGCTGTCGGCGGACGTGCAGGTCATCGTGCGGGGGGCCAAGGCCAGCTACACGGCCACGCGCGGGCTGGCGGCGCGGTGCTGGACGGCGCTGCACCTGGCGCGCGTGCCCGGCTACGTGGACATGTGGTGCGAGGGCGCGGGCCCGCACTACATGGGCCCAGACGCGAGCGACTACCCGCGCTTCGTCTTCAACCTCGCGGCCCGCTACTCGGCCTGACGGCACCCCTTCTCAGGGGCATGCCCGTCCGCGTTCGCTTCGACCCCTCCCGCATTCTCGCGCTGCGCCGCAACGCGCAGGAGGTGCTGCGCAAGCTGGACGTGCCGCTGCACGACGCCGCCCGGCGCACGCTGGAGTTGAGCGCGCCCCTCGTGCCGCGCCGTCCGCCCGCTGAGCACGCCGACGCCCCCACCTCTGACGGCCCTCCTCTGCCGCCGCTGGCGGACACCGGCTTCGTCTCCGACGCCGCCTACAACATGACGAAGCGCCTCTCCGTGTCGCGCTCTGCTGGCTACGAGCATCCCCAAGCGGGGCCGATTCACGAGGGCGTCCACTGGGGCAAGGACATCGTCAACCCGCCGCCCCATTTCTTGAAGAAAGCCTTCCGCCGCTCCCGCTCCGTCGCTCGCAAGGGCGTCCAGCAGGTGCTGGCGGACTACCTCGCGCAGCTCAACTCCCGCTCCCGCTGAAAGGAATTGCCATGCCGGAACCCTCTGCCGCCTACGTCGAAGCTCTCCACCTCGCAGCCACCGCCGCCGCGGTGCCCACCCCTGAGAACAAGCTGGAGGGCATCAGCGAAGCCACCGTCAGCTTCAGCGCCGACCAGGTGGACACCAACTACTTTGGCTCGGACGGCTTCAAGCGCCGCAAGAAGACGCTGAAGGACTTCACCAGCTCCATCTCCGGACACCTGCACAGGGGGAGCGAGCCGCACGTCCTGCTCAAGACGGCCTTCATGACGGATGCCGTTGTCTACCTCCTCGTCGTCGAGGACGCGGACGGCGACGAAGGCGAGCGCGGCTGGCGCTACCCGGTGACGGTGGACACCTACGAGGAAGGCAAGTCCGTCGCGGACCTCGTCACCCTCTCGGCCACCCTCAACGGCGCCGGCGCCCCCGTCGCGTACTGACGCAATCCCTCTCACCCGCACCACAGGAGACACCCGTAATGACTGCCACTGCTCCCACTTACCGCAAGCCCATCGGACTCGGCCGCAAGATACACAAGCGCATCCGCCTGGGCGATGACTCCTACGACATCTGCGAGCCCAGTCAGGGCGACAAGGTGGCCATGCTCGCCGCGGCCCGGAAGGCCGGTGAGATGAACGCCAAGAACGAGGTGGTCGAAGACATCACCGCATGGAACTTCATCGTGCGCGTTGCCAGCACGTGCCTCTACCACCCCGGCGGCGTGCGCCGCGTCTTCGGCGACGAGGACCTGGAGGTGCTGCGTTTGGAGGCGTGGATTCAGGAGTACCAGGCCGACTTCCTCGCGGCTTTCGGCGGCCCCACCGTGGAGGAGGCCAAGGGAAACTCCGAGACCACCCCGAACTGAATGCCCTCTACGGGGTGGTGAAGTTGACGGGGCAGTCCCCCGACGAGGTGCGCAGGTGGGCCGCGAGTGACGTGGTCCACCTGCTCGCCCACAACGCGCTCGAAGTCGAGGACATCGAGCGCTCCGCGAGGGGGCAGACACCGCGCACGGGCCCGTCCGCCGCACGCGGCCAGTCGGAAGTGAAGTCTCTCACCTACCGCGTGCGTCCGCGCGCGAAGGAGTAGCACCATGTCCGGCCCCGGTGGCCTGAAGACAGGCGACTTGTACATTGTCGTCACGGCCTCCATCGGCCAGGCCGTCCAGTCCCTCGGTAGCCTCGTCAAGGCCACCGAGGACCTGGCCAAGAAGGTGAAGAAAGCCGCCGAGCCGCTGGGCAACCTGGGAGCCCTCGTCGCCGCCAGCATCGGCGGCGCCGTCGTGGCTGCCGCGAAGTCCAACTACGCGCTGCGCATGGAGCTCCAGCGTCTCACGGACCTGCTCTATACGCTCGCAGCCGAGATTGGAGACCTCTTCGCGCCCACCGTGAAGCGCCTGACGGCCTTCGTGGACGGGTTGGTGGCCACCTACCAGAAGCTGAGCCCCACGACGAAGCGCGCCGCGGCGGACCTCGCGGTGTGGGTGGCCGGCGCGGGCCTCGCCATCGGTACCGTGGGTAAGCTGGCTGGCGTGGTGGAGGGCCTCGCGGGCTCCACCGGCATACTCATCGCCGCCCTGGGCAGGCTGGACAAGTCGGTGGGGCTCGCTGGCGTCACCGCTGGCGTCAACAAACTGAGCGCCTCCTTCCGCGCGGCCCTCAACGGCAACAAGACAGCGGCCGTGGCGGCAGGTGCCGCCGCCACGAAGGCCGGGAAGGAGGCTGCGAAGGCCGCGAAGGACGCAGCGGAGGCCACCAAGGCAGTCGGGACGGAAGCGACCAAGGCTGGGAAGGAGGTGGCGAAGGCCTCGAAGGAGGCTGGTGAGGCCGCCAAGCGCGCGGGGAAAGACGCCGCCGCCGCCACGGGCTCCATCGGCCCCCTCCTGCGCAGCCTGGGCGGGCTGATGCTCCCCCTCATCGCCCTCGCGGCGGCGATTGCGGGCATCGTGCTCGCGGCCGGCGCCATCTACGGCTACTGGAAAGTGGCCGGCGACGGAATCAAGGAGTCCGTCTCCAAGATTCTCGGCTCCATCGGCAGCTTCGCCGGCAAGGTGTGGGACGTCATCACCACGGGCGTCCGGGCTGTCACCTCCGGCATCGAGTTCATCGTGCGCAGCTCGCTCTCCACCCTCGCGTGGATGATTCGGGAGGGCGCGAAGATGATGAGTCCGCTGGTCAAGGCGCTCCCGAAGAAGTTGGAGATGGGCCGCCTCAACGCGGCGCTGGATGTCGCGAAGAACGTCACCGGCGATGACCTGGCAGAGGGCGTCAGCACGGCTGTCGCGAAGGCGAAGGCTGTCGCTGAAGCGACTGCGGGCGTCGCCAAAGCCGCTGCCACGTCAATGGTCGCTGGTGCCGCCGAGGTAGGCAAGGCTGCGGCGGACGGCGTTGTCTTCGGACTCCAGGACTCGTGGAAACACTCGAAGGAGCTTGGCGAGCAGCTCGGCATCCCGAAGCTGATTGAGACGCTGGCCCAGTGGCTCCCCTCCCTGTCACTCCCCGGCGGCAAGGCCAAGGTGCGCATGGCCGACGACGACGAGCGGCTCGTTGCGGCCATGGGCCTCGACAAGGTGGCGGCCCCCGTCATCGAGGCCAACGAGCAGCTCGCCGCCTCCATCAGGGACCTGGCCAGGCACGGAGGCACGGGCGCGCGGGCCTACTTCAAGGCCGTGGACGACAAGGCCCGCCGTCTTTCGGCGGAGCTGGTGCAGGCGATTGAGGACGCCCGCGCCGCCATCGTCTCCAAGGTGCGCGCCGCCTTCGGGCGCGTCAATGACCTGGTCAACAGCTTCCAGGAGGGCTTCCTCGCCTCGGGCATGAACCCGATTGGCGGCATCGCCGCCGTCATCGGAGACCTACTCGCGCAGTCCGAGGGCTTTCAGGTGTTGATGGGGATGGTCAGCACCATCATCCAGAAGGTGGCGGATGCACTCGGCGCCGTCCTGATTCCGCTCCAGCCTCTGGTGGGCGCCATCTTCCTCGTCATCGACGCGGTGGTGGGTGCGCTCACGCCCGTCTTCGAGACGCTGGGCCAGCTCATCGAGCCGCTGGTGCCGCCGCTGGTGCTCATCGGCAGCATCCTCCAGGCCCTCGCGCCCATCCTCACCGTCATCGCCCAGGCCTTCCTGCTGGTGATGACACCCCTGCAATACCTCGCGGGCCCGGTGCTCAAGGGGCTCTTCGACGTCCTCAAGTTCGTGGCCACCATCATCCTCACCGCGGCCCAGGGCATCGGCTACGTCTGGAACGCCATCATCGGCGCCGTCCAGTCCGTCGTCCGAGGAATCTCCAAGGCGGTGGAGTGGCTCGGAATCGACTCGTTGAAGAAGTTCGCGAACTCGCTCGACAAGGTGAAGGTGGACACAAACGCCATGGGCGAAGCCCTCCAGGCGTTGAACGAGCTCACCTGGGAGACGGCGGAGGCCAAGGCGCGCGAAACAGCCGAGGTATTGAGGAACACGGAGGCCCTCCAGAAGGCCACGGATGCCCTGAGTAACGTGCCCAACGCGTGGAAGGTGGCGCTGCGCCGGTACCAGTCTCAGGACGCGCAGGACGGCCCCAGCCGCGAGCCCACGCAACAGCCGCCACCCACACCGTCCGGTGGTGGTGCGCGCCCACCGCCTCCGGACCCCGGAGACGGCATCCTCCGCAACCGCGGCGGGGAGGAGCTGCCGGATTGGAAGCAACCCAACGACCCGCGCAACCGCTACTCAAAGACGGGAGCCGCAATGGCAGACACGCCCGTCATCGTGGTGAACAACAACATCGTCGGCTACGACATCGACGAGGCGCTGGAGGAGGGCGCGAAGAGCGTGCAGCGCACCCTCGCGCTCCTCGCGCAGCGCTTCTCCTTCCGCGGCACCTGAGCCCATGCCCTCTCCCTTCCTCGCCCTCTCCGGCATTCCGGTGCCAGTGTCGTCGTCCGGCGGCTTGCGCTACTCGCCCGTGCTGCTGGGCGAGAAGGTGCGCACCTTCTCCGGCTTCCCGCGCAGCAGCGTGCGCCGGAAGCTCATGGCCTACGAGGGAGGCACCGGGCCGCTGTCCCTCGCCGACGCCGCGGCGCTGCGCGCGCTCATCGACGGTGAGGGCGATTCCTGGGACTTCGCCAACGGCACCATGACGTCGAGCCGCGGCCTGTGGCCTGCCACTGTCGGCTCACCGTTGGCGCTGCCGGACCTCGGGCGGTACCAGGGATATGCGCTCGCGTTGAGCGCAGGCCACGTCAGTTGGGCCACGCAACTGGGCGAGGACTGGACGGTCGCGTACTGGGTACGCGTCTGGGACGGGTCTGGCGCGCAGTGGCACCACTACGTCCAGCGCTCGGACGGCCCCATGTACGTCGACGCAGCGGCGCCGTCTCCGGCCCTGGGACATACGTGGTCCTTCGACGCCGGCATGGAGAGCAACTGGGGCCTTGAGCCGAGCGACGCCGACGCGGGTGTCGGTGCGCCCGGACGGTACGGCCAATGCGCCACATTCGGCGAATGGACCAGCAGCACCTGGCCCACACAGCTCGGCACGCAGTGGACGGTTGCCTACTGGGCGCGGCTGGACACCGACAGCACCTGGCACCTCTACATCCACCGGGCAGGATTGCCGCTGAGCCGCGATGGGGTGGTGGGCAACGCCGCGGCGTCGGCGGGAGCCCTCATCTCCACCAACGGTAACTACACGCAGCTACCGGATGGTGCCGTCTACATCCTGAACCGGCGGGGCATCACAGGGCCCGGCATCCCCAACCCCAGCGGAGCCCCGCTGTTGGTGGATGACCTCGTCGTGTTGCCGTACACGGTGCCCGACTCATGGGTTGCGCCCTGGTACGCGAGCACGGCGCCGTTTCGCCTGCCCGGCACCACGGGGCTGGCCGAGGTGGACGACAACGGCTCGCTCACCGTGCGCCACCGTACCGGCGTGGCCGGTGGCTTCCCCAACCCCTCCAACGACTCGCTCCTCGTGAGCGACCTGGTGGCGCTGCCCTACCGCGCCCCCGACGCGTGGTTTGCGCCGTGGCGTGACTCGGGCGCCCCTTTTGGCCCTCTGCCGTACCACCGCGCCAGCGGCACCGGCCTGCACCGACCCGCCCTCGTCCAGGGCGACGCCGGCCAGGGCGAGGCCATGGAGTGGTGGGAGGGCGCCCAGCGCGTGCAGGGCGAGGACTTCGCCTTCACGCTTCAGGAGGCACCATGAGGACTCTGACGAACCAGGAGCGGGCCACGCTGCTCGCTGGAAATTTCGGCACCCACCTGCGCGTGGTGGTGCTGCGCCCTGACAACTCCGAGGTGGACCTGAGCACCCTGCTCGGCCGCGACTGGGTGATGGGCGCGCAGTGGTCCGAGACGCAGGACGCGACGGTGTGCGTGGCCACGGTAAGCGTGCGCCGCAACGGGCCAGGCGGCGTCACCTCCCTCTCCCCCATGGTGGACTCGAGCATGGCCAACCGCGGGCCCGGTGGACTCCTCATGCCGCTGTTGAAGGAGGGCCGGCGCTTCCGGATTGAGGTGCAGACGACGTCCAGCGGACGCGCCAGGCTGGACGCATGGCGACAGGTCTTCCTCGGGAGAATCGACGAGGTGGACGCCGGGCCCGAGGAGCTGAGCTTCAACGGCCGCGACTTCGCCGGCGTCTTCGCGGACTACTTCATCGAGACGGAGCGCGACTACGGCAACGAAACCGTGGGCGTGGCCGTCCAGGAGGTGATGGCCCAAATCATCGGGCACAACGTGCCCACCGGCACCGGCCCCGGGCTGTACGTGCCCGTGGACCCAATGTGGCAGCTCGGCAAGTACACGCAGCAGCGCGAGCCCGTCTGGGATGCGGTGCGCGCCCTGGCCGAGCAGCTCGGCTGGGAGGTGCGCCTTCGCTGGCGCGAGGGCCACGGTTGGGCCTGGACGCTCCAGGCGCCGGAGCGCCTGGCCGGCGAGCCCGTCTGGACGTTCGGCCCGGAGGACTACGATGCCCTCAAGCAGGCCAAGAGGCAGTTGCGCGACATCCGCAACGTCGTGGAGGTCCTCTACACCGACAAGGACGACCGGGACGCCCTGGGCAACGAGAAGCGCAAGACGGTGACGGCCACCAATCCCACCAGCATCGCCGAACACGGGCGTCGGTACATGCAGGTGGCCGAGGCCTCCGCCAGCAACATCAACACGCAGGCGGAGGCGCAGCGCCTGGCCGACGCGGCCATCGCGGACCTCTCCGACTCATCCCTCACCCTCGAGCTGGAGGTGCCCTACTTCTGGCCGTTGGAGGTGAATGACGTCGTGCGCGTCCTCTCAGACGGCGTCACCCTCGGCGCCCCCGTGGAGTTGGCCGTCGTCAACCTCGACCACACCTTCGCCGGCGGCATCGCCAAGACGAAGCTGCAGTTGCGCGGCCGGCCCGCCACCTCAGTCCTGGAGTGGCGCGCGCGCGACGCGGCGCCCCTGACCGCCCACAACGCCGCCCTCAAGAGCATTCAAGTCACCACGAAGCTGAAGGGCCCCGACGCGCCCAGCGACTTGCAGCCCACCGCAACCGTCAACGGCTTCGCGTTGTCCTTCAGGCCGGCCACCTCCGGCCCCGCGTGGGACACCTACGAGCTCCACGTCAGCACCTCGGCCGGATTCACACCCAGCTCCGCGACGCTCAAGGCCGCGGCCTCCGCCACGCGCTTCGAGGTGGCAGACCTTCCCCCAGGCGTCACCCACTACGCCGTGGTGCGCGGGCGCGACATCCACGGCAACGTCGGGCCTGCGTCCGCGCAGGCAGCGCTGTCGCCACGGTACGTGGCACCGAACGACTTGGCTCCGCTCGTCATCTTCTCCAGCCTGACCCCGAACCCCTCCTTCGAGGCGTGGACGCGAGGCGGGAGCGAGCCACCGGACGGCTGGCAGATGGCGTCTGGTACGTTTGGCGTCGATGCAGTCCGAACGACGGAAGCGGAAACAGCCACCTATGCAGTGTCGTTTCCGGCGACGACGGCGGGCGCAAAGTTGCTCGTGTCCCAATATTTCGCCGTTACGCCTGGCCAGACGTATGTAGCGCGGCTTCGCTACCTGAAGCCGACAGGAACACCAGGGACGGGTGGAGCGCGACTGGAACTGAGGTGGTACGACGCAACGTTCACCGAAATCACCACGGGAGCCGCGTTGAGCCAAGGCACCTCTGTTGGTTCGTGGACCCCCCTGGTGAACCATGCGGTTGCCCCGGCTAGCGCTCGGTACGCCCGGCTATTTGGGGGCAGGGCGAGCGACACGGTAGCAGTGAACATCGACAATGCTTCCGTCGATCCCTACACCACACCTCAACAGGCCCCCAGGTCGGTCGTAGTCTTCACAAATGGATGGGGCCCATACGCGGCCAATGGCCGCGCGGCGCCAACGTTCTTCCGTGACAGCACGGGCCGCGTGCGACTTCAGGGCGCGATGGCCGGCACCACTGTCAACACCGTTGCGTTTACCCTTCCCGCGCAGTACCGCCCGCTGTCGGTCGTGGACCATCCAGTGGTATGCGGCAGCGGAGTAATAGTGATGGGGGCGCTCGTCGTCGGAACGGACGGGACTGTGACGTTAACCGCAGGAAGCGTGTCGTTCGTCAGCCTCGACGGTGTGTCGTTCAGGGGCGTGGAGTGAGCGGCGCGAGAGCCTGGGCAGCCTCCAGCTTCTGGGCTGCGCTCACGACTTCGTCTACCGATTCGGCAGTATCCTCACGCCCGCACGCAGTAAGCAGCGGTAGGGCAGCGATGACGGCAAGGAACTGGCAGACCACGTGATAGGCTTCCTCATCTGCGCCGTAGCGCATGCAATTACAAATCAGCCACTTCTGACGCCTGTATCTGCTGAAGAAACAACGCCATAAGGCGACTACTGCCATACTGAATATTGAGTGCTACGCGCCCCTCCTTACCTTTTGCAGTCAGGCCAATGATGGTCTCGCCCGTGTTCCAAGTGGTCCCCAGTTCGGCATGCCCGAGCACAAGCGCTGCATGAAGCCCATCTGGCGTATCCTTCAGCAAGGACTCGTGCCACGTTTCTCCATCCGTCACGGGCGGTCCATATTTCTTCAAAAGCAGCGCACGAATCCGCTTGAAATCTGCCACATACTGGGAAGCACTGAGATGCACCTCCCTCGACTGAACGCCGACGGACACGAGACGATTGTCCACGAAGTGAAAGAACGTGTCTGTTTTGAGACCAGCGGTGTCACCACGAATGAACAACCCCTTGTCATCGACTGCTTGAGCCTTGGGAAACGCCTTCCTCACTTCTGATTCTGTCATCCCCCACTTCGCCGTCTGAAAGCCCTCGGGACTGCGATACCCCTTTGGTGGCAGAAAGAACGCAGGGTTTGGTCCTCCGGACTCAAGCAGCATCGGGGTGCCATCTGCAGCACGAACTGATGCTGCTCCGCCGGTGGTATCCGGTGCAGCATCAGCCCTGGCAACGGCGGACGCACCGCTTGGTGCCACTGCTCCAGGCGATACGACATCCGCCACATCGGCAGGAGCTGATGCCAGTAGCGCCACCACACATACGCCGAACACCCCAGACATGTTGAACCCCCTGGTCCCCCCGGGCCTAGCACCGGGAGTCCTGGCCCGGCAATGGGGTCCGGGATACCCCGGCGAGCGGCGGATTCGCGAAGTCGCGCACGCCGTCGGTCGAGGCCGTAACATCCACGCCCGAGTGCTGGGATGCCCTCCGGGCGACCGAGCGGGAGCGAACGGAACGTGAGAGAGGCCGAGAATATCTGGCGTGGTGGAACGTCGGACAGGGCGCGCGCAGCGACGCGACGCACCAACGGGAGGCTCCGCCAGCAGCTGGACATCATCATCCGCAGGTACAGGGGCGCCCTGCTGGGGCGCCTGTACCAGGTGCGGCACGCGACGTCAGGTGAGCCGTCTCTGGACCTGGAGCTGACCGAGAGGCAGCAGCAGTTCCACCCGGACGTCGGGCTGGAGCTGCACATCAGCGCCCACCCCGCCTCGACGTTGGCGCCGCCGCGCTTCAGCCTGCGAGTCCATGCCCCTGACGGCGCCTCCGACGCAGACGTAGCGCGCAACCTGGAGGGCACCTTGGCGCTGACGAAGGCGATGGTACAGACGGCATGCACCCGCTCCAACCTCGCGGACACGATGGCGCACCTACGCGCGCCGGCGCGCCGCCGCAGCCCCGTGCTGCGCTCACGTCGTTGGCTGCGCCGGGTGCGCCGCGCAGCTCGCCGAACGTGGCGCAGTGCCGGCTCGGCCACCACTGTCGCCCTCGCGCTCGTCGCAGCGGCCCTGGTGGGCGTCTACATGGTGCCGCCGCCCCCATCTCCGCCTCCTCAGCTCGAGCGCAGCGACTGGAGCGGAGGGAAGCCCCCTGGCTGGATGGTGCCCGTTTCCACTTTGGACACGATCGTCCTGGCGCGTGACATGCCGCCGCGCCCCTTCGAGGGCCAGAAGACGAAAAATTGCGACAAGGAAGTGGCAGAAGTCTTCATCAACGGAGGCTGCTGGGTCGAAACGTCGAAGAAGGCCCCCTGCGGCGACAAGATGTACGACCACAAGGGCAAGTGCTACCGCCCGGTCGGAAAGCCAGACGAACCCCTGCGGTCGATTTCGCAGTAAGGGACTTGCACTCCCTGTCCGGGAGTGCTACCCATTTCCACAGATTTCGCAGTTGCAGTACCCAACGGCCCGCTGAGCAGTGACCTTTACCAGCGTCCCGTTTCCCACAGAGAGCTTTGGTCCCCTCGCATCCGCGTGAGGACCACCAGAAAAGGCCTGTGCACCCAGGTAGCGCTGGGACACGCGCCCTCCGGCGCTCTATCGGCGTTTGTAAAGGTCCGCCGATAGAGCGCCTCTACCCTTCTGGGGGCCTCGTGGAGACCGCTTCAAGCCAGCACAGTCCCTCCTCCCTGCACGGAGCGTGCGTTCGGACCGCGAGACACTGCGTCCACCGCGCAGCACGTGCTCGACATCCCCACGACGACTGCGCCGCTCGCGCGGGCGCCCGGCACTACCGTGGCGCACACCTTGCTCTACATGCGTGCGGTCGATGCGACGTGTGGCATCGGCCTCGGGCGAGGCGCGGCCTGCAAGGCTGCACCTCTCAATCAACTTCGTGAGTCGTCCAGCAAGACCCGAGTGGGGGATGCACATGAACATGGGTAGTTCACCTGTCCAGCAGTTCGAGGACGCGTGGGACGTGGACCGCGCAGCGCGCTTCCTGGGGGTCAGCCCCAAGACGCTGTACCGGATGGCCGCAGGCGCAGAGGTGCCGAGCTACAAGGTCGGCGGGGCGCTGCGCTTCGACCCGATGCGGCTCGCGGCCTGGCGCAACGAGCGCCAAAGGGGTGGCTGACGATGGCCTGGGTGCAACAGCTCCCCTCCGGCAGCTACCGCATTGGCTGGAAGAACCCGGACGGCTCCCCCGGGCGCGAAGTCGTGCCGGCGACGAACAAGACCGAAGCGAAGCGAATGGCGCAACAGCGCGAGCAGCAGGCATGGCTCAAGCGCAACGGCGTCATCCCTTCCAAGCCGGAGGAGCCAACCATCTCCGAGGCCATTCAGCTCCGCATCGCCGCCCTCCCCCCGGAGTTCGCCACGAAGCGAAACCTTCAGGAGAAGTTGCGGTACGTCGAGGCCGAGTTCGGCAAGCGCCGTCCGTCCAGCATCACGGCAGCCGATGTGCTCACGATGCTGGCTGGGCTCCCCCACCTGTCGCCGCAGATGCGGGAACACATCCGCATGTCCGGGCAGGGACTCATCACGTTCCTCACCGAAAAGGCGCGCGTGTACTCCGGGCCCAACCCATTCAAGGAAGCGGGCCCCGTGAACGTGCCAAAGCGGCAGGTCCGGACATATCCGACCGACTTCCTGCCCCGCCTCTTCGACACGCTCCAGCCGCACCACCGCACGCCAACGGCAACCGCGCTGCTCACCGGGGTTCGGAAGGGCGAGGTGCGCGTCATGCTCAAGGCCAACGTCCACCTCAACGAGCGCTACATCCTCCTGACGAGCGGCGGGCACCGCGACACCACGAAGGGCGGCCGCGAGCGTCGCGTGCCCATCCCCGAGATTCTGGTACCCGCCCTGGCCGAGCAGCTCGCGACGCCGGGTCCCTACCTGTTCCCCCGACCGGGCACCAGCAAGCCCTACGGCCCCAACTGGCGCGTCCATGACGTCATGGCACGCGCCTGCGTTCGGGCCGGCCTCATCAAGGGGTGGCGCCCGTATTGCTTCAGGAAGGCATGCGGATGGAAGGGGCAACTGGAACACGAGTCCGCGAAGAAGGAGTGCCCGGAGTGCAAGCGCGGACTTCGCTGGAAGGCAGTCGCCCAGGACCTGCGATTCAAGCACCTGCGCTCCACGTGGGGCACCGTCGCGTACACGGTGACGAAGGACCTCCGGCTGGTGGCCGACGTCCTCGGGCACGCCGACATCGAGACAACGCGAACGCACTACGCCGCCACCATCTCCGAGCACGTCCAGGCCGGCGCCGAAGCCACGGCGGCAGCCCTGAGCCCGTGGCGTCCACGTGGCGTAACCACAGAGGAAACCGGAGCACAGCAGCGCAAACCCACCCCCGCCCAGGAGGGTCGCACCGTGAATGAAATCCAAGACTTAGGACGCCAGGGGAAGGCAGAGGAAGCAGGAGAGCCTATGGTTTACGGTTTCCTAAACCGCAGGCCACAGGTTCGATTCCTGTCGGGGTCACTGCATTCATGTCGGCCTCCGTTGTGGCACCTTTGTGGCCGAGGTGCCGGTGAGCAGCAAGCAGCGTTGGCCAGGCGGCTATGTCCACAAGCAGCAGGATGGACAGCCCCTCTTCATCATCGAGCGTCGCGTTCGCGGGCAGCGGTTCCATGTCTCGACGCGGTGCCACAACCTCCGCCTTGCCATGAAGCAGCTCGATCGGTTCGAGGCAGACCCACTCGGCTATGCCCCCGAGGGCGAGGCCAGCGAAGCCCCCTCTCCATGACCGCCGAACTGGTCGGCGAGTACCATGCATTCCAGCTCGCCAAGGGCGACACCCGGAAGCATGCGAACGAGATGGCCTCGCGCCTCGCTGACTGGATAGAGGACCTCAGCGGCAAAGACCTGCGCCAGGTCACCCTGCGAGACCACATCAAGCCAGCTCTCGACCGGCGTCGCGTGGGACGTCCGCACCGCATCATTGCGCTCAAGGGCTTCTTCGGCTGGCTCCGCAAAGAGCGCCACCTGCTCACCAGCAAGGACGACCCGACGCTGGACCTGCCCGTGCCCCTGGCCGTGCCAGCGAAGCGGAAGAAGCGGAATGCGGTGCCATGCGAGTCCGTGACCGTCGTCGCAGGCATCCTCACCGAAGAACTGCGCGACATGCTCACTGTGCTTGCCGGGACTGGCTGGCACGTCACGGAGCTGGAACACTTCGTCCGCCGTCCGGAGAGCGAAATCGTCCGGGCCCGGCGCGGTGACACCCTGGCGGTACTCGTCACCCGCCACAAGGTGGGCGACATGACTCGCACGCCCGTCAACGCCCCCAACGTACTCGCGCGGCCGCCTTGCGACTCCGCGAGCGCGGCACGCTGCCTCGCCGCGCCAATACGGCGCCCAAGGCAGCCTGCGTCGCAGTTGGAGTGCCCGCCTTCACCTTCGGCGTCATGCGCCACTCGGTGACGACCTGGAGCGTAGAACAGGGCGCAGCGCAGCCCCTAGTGTCTGAGTTCCTCAACCACAAGGACAAGCGAACAACCCAGCGCTTCTACACCGACGTGAGCGTCCTCACTGTCCAGGTGAGCATCACCCGCTCCACGCGACAGCCAGGAAGGGAGTACAGCGTTTCCATTCCCTGGGTGTATTCGCCCTGCGGGCCGTCTGCCGCATCTGCCCATTCCTCCGAGGGGAACCACACGAAGTGCGGGAGAGCCACGGAAGCGGGTGACGCTCACCACCCCTCCCCGGAGTACGAGGGCGAATTCCCACAAGGGACGTGCGCCACGACGTTTCACCGTTGTCTGCGGACGAGCCTCGCGGATTGGCCCGGACTCATCTGCACTCAATCAGGGAGGGGAATATGAGTGTCGGTCGCACACTGCTGTTGTCGGTGGCGTTTGCTGTGATGGTCGGCTGTGGGAATGCGTCCCTCAACGACGGTACGCCCATCGACCGCTTTGTCTCGGGTGAGGACGCTGCGGCGACCTTCGCGCCAGAGTCGCAAGAAGGCGAGGAACTGCTGTCGATGGCCGCCAACCCTGCCGTCGACGCCTCTGGGGACTCGACTTCGGCGCGCCCGCCTCCCCCGCCTCCCGGGAAGAGTTGCTCAGCCAGAAACGGGGCGCAGGACTGCTACTGCACGGCCGGCTGTTGCCGCAACGAAACGAGTTGCTGGTGCTGCTAAGCCTTAGCAGCCAACGGCTGTCGTGCCCTTGGCCTGCTCTCCGATGAACGCGTGTGCCAGGCGGTTGCGGTTGACTTACGGCCGCTCCGCCTGGCCTGGCCACAACTCAAGCTGTCCCGGCGTGCGCGCCTTGCGCACCCGAGGTGCAAATGGCGCGGGCGGCATCGGATGCGCCGGAGCGGTGCGCGCGTAGGCCATAGCCGCCTTGCGCAGCCTGTCCCGGGCCTTGGCGAACTCCTCCTCGTCGTCGCTGGCATCGGCGTAGGCCAGGGCGGCGGCGGTGAGGCGCTCCCAGGGGGACACATATGCCGGCGCCAGGGGCGTTGACAT